CTCTTTTAAATACTCAAGTGACCACATCTCTGGCCAATAGGATTCTTCTTCTCCTGTTTTAGAATCATTCTGTATTGCCGATAAGATAATCTGTGTCCAGTTATTCTGTTCATTAAAAGTAGTGGCATGAATATCATCATGTCTAAACCTAGTTCCTAAACAAATAGCTCTAGCTCCTTCAAACATAGTAGGTGCTATAACAGCATTCCAGTTTTCTTTCATCTGGTTTCTAATATCTGGATTAGCAATATCAGCTGATGATTTTATAGCATCATCAATCATGACTAAATGAGAACGCTTAGATGTAACTGAACCTTTTAATCCAGCTGCACATAATGTAAATTGTTCTTCACCAGTAGTATCTATACCTGCGAACTTATGATCTATTGACCAATATTCATTACTGGTTACGTTTTTAAGTAATCTTACTTTTGGAAATACTTCCTGATATCTTTTACTTTCTATAATTCTTTTTATAGTTGCAGACTTAGATCTAGCAATATCCACGGTGTATGACAGATATAAGACCTGTAAAGGCTGTCTAGCCTGTGTATGAATACCAATAGCCCAAGCAGTTAATAAACCTAATACAGTTGATTTAGCTGACCCTCTAGGAGCTAAAAGATCAACATTAGGTCCTGCAATCTTTAATAAACAACTACTATCTTCATTCGTAATAAAATGTCTATGCCAATTCTTATGATGTTCTGCTGGTGGTTTATCAGCTACATATTCACAAAAATATCCAAAATCTTCTCTGGCTTTCAGTAAGGATTCTTGATTTTTAGGTTTCTTAATCTGTTGCTTACGAGCCGCTGCTTTAGCGTTACGTCTATAAGCAAGATGGGTATAAGAAGGCACTAATCAATAACCAAGCTACTATTAAATATTAACTTACTTCTTATCTTTTGGCTTCTCTGCTTCTTTCTTATCTTTATAAGTCTTAGCTGCTTTCTTAGCTTTCCTGGCTTTATCCAAAGCTGCAGTACGCTTCTCTTTATCGCTCATCTTAGAGCCATCTTCCTTCTTTTCATTTTTATTTTTAAAGTACTCAAGAAGCTGAGGTGGCATTTTTTTCTTAGCCATTATGCAACAGTTTTATTTATTCACTTCTCCTTATTTTAACTGCACTATTCTTCCAGCTGCATTCTTGCCCAGACACTCATTGTTGCCTCTTCTAAAGGTGTTTCTATAGGATCATCTTTAAATATAAACATTAACTCTCTGATAGCACGGTCTGCACCAGCCATTAGTAAGCCTTTACGATCTCTCATGTTAGTAAAACTTTCTATTTCAGATATGGTGCTTCTCAATTCCTTTTGCATTTGTGCAATTCTTCCTACACCTGCATCTCTTTTAACTACACCATTTTCAATATCTTCTCTTAGCTTTCTTATATCTTCTTGCATTTCATCTATTTCATATAACAACTTCTTTCTATGATCTGGTTTTTTATAGTTAGCCTTTATCCATAAGTCACATGGAGCTATGCTGCCTTCATATCCTAGAAATCTAGAATACAGATAGGCTTCAATAATGGAATTATTATCAGATACAAAAGAACAAAAAGACTCCTGTGTTGCGGAGTCTAAGTTATCTACCCAGTTATTGAATAGATCAATATCTATAAGCTGATTGGGCCTGTTTACGATCTCTTTCTTCGTCTCTTTCAGAGAACTTTTGCCTTTGGGCATCGGTTGCTCTGGTCTCTTCACCACCTTTGCCAATCGTTTTCCGTTCTTGTTCACCAGCATCCTCCATTTTCTTTTTGGAAAATTCGTAAGCTACACCAGCTGCTTGTCTGTACTTATCCAGATCAAAATAATCGTCTGATTCGTAAGTTGTGTCAACAGCCATTTCAGTAACCTATGCTAATAATAACAAATTAGAAATTGCTCATCATGTTAGCAAGACCACCTGCGAAGATATCTCTACGACCTTCTACAGACTTTTGTCTTTGCTGACGCTTTTTAGAGTCTTCTAGTTTTGTTAACAATTCTTGGAACCTGTTAATATCAAAATAATTGTCGGTATTCTCGTCCATGGACTTAGGAATTTAGTGTCTCAATTTATTATAACAATAGGTAGTCTTCTAGAAATTGAAACCACCTAATAATTTATACATATCACTTGCTTGACCAATTTTAGCTATATCTTTAGCACCTTCGTTTTTAATCCTCTGAGTCTCTTTATCAATATCTCCCTGAAGATTAGTCAAACCAGCACTAAATAAGAATTTTCTAGTATCTCTAATATTCTGTTGTTGAGATTCTAACTCTGCAATAGTTCTTCCCTCTGAGAAATAATCTGCAAACTGTTCTCCAGTAGTAATATTTACATTAGTTTTATCTGCTAAATCTCCACTGTAACTAGGTAGTAAAGAAGCGTCGAAATTAAATCTACGTTTTCCAGTTCTATTACCCTCCTCATCCGTAGTCTGCTTACCATACATGGTGTCATAGTAATTATCTAAATAATTGTCATTAAACTTCTTAGTATATTCGCTAGAGGATTTAATGGAATCTCTAAGACCTTGTATGCCAGCTCCTCCATAAGATTGAAGCTGTAGATTAGACATAGCACCGGAGAGTTCATCCTCGGTAGCTTCTCTTCCTAATAAATCTTTATAAGCAAGTTGTATTCCAGAAGTACGCTGTTGACTTAATAATCCTCCTTCTCCCTGATACATGTCCTGAAGGTTAGATAAGTATTGACCAGCTCCTTTAGTCGGGTCTGTATACCCAGGATCGAAAGTAAAGGTTTCTTTACTCTCATCCTCTTCAGTATCAGGATCGTCTTCTACGCCTGTATCTCTTGTTTCAGGTGTAAATCCAGCAGTAAGATCGTACTTATCTATATAGCTCTGCAGCTTATCCTGTGCTCCTTGAAAACTTAGTAATCCGGATTGTAATTGACTAGAAGTACGATTATACAAATCGGTTAATCCTTTGGCTCCAGACTTTCTTCTTGTTAAGTCTTTAGCTGCTGCCTCTTCTCTTTCTTTTTGGGCACGTTCGTCTAATCTAGTTTCACGCTCTTGCTGGTATTCTAAATACTTTTCAAAGCTATCATCCTTTTCTATTTCAGGAGCGTTATATACTGTTCTACTTCCCATGATACCTCCTAAGCTGACCTACGTATTGGACCAAACATGCCTTCCATGGCAGCCTGACGTTCTACCCTAGATTTCTCTAGATCTCTTTTAAACTGTCTTTGTTTCTGTTCTCTAAATAAAGGATTTTCTCTCATGCCTAGCATTGCTTCAAAATCTCTTATATTAGCTCCTCGTTCCAAATCACGCTTTCTAGTTGAGTCAAATATACTAGCCCTCTTTTGTCTTTCAAAATCTAAGTCTGCTCCATATCCATAATCTGCAACATTCTGTCCAATGAACTTAGCTAGGTTACCTTTCCTAGCCTCTCTGTTCAACATTACATTTTTACTTAGCTGATCAGCAGAAGCATCCATCTGAGCCTGTGCTGCAGAAGCTGCAGAACGAGCACCAAATATATTACCAACTAAACCTAGACCTCCACTAAGTGCGGTCATTCCCATCCAAGGTATAGCCATATTATGTTACCCTCCCTTCAGACATGATTCCATTCTACTACCTGAAATATTTACCAGCTATTTTTTGTTTAGTGGGATTAGTTTCTAGAGCTCTGTTCTGAGCTGCCATGGCTCCCATATTCAATGCAGTTAAATCTGCAATATTTTTTGCAGCTTCTAGGTTCGCCTGTGCTCCTATTAAAGGTGCGTTTGCAAAACTCCTTATCCCTTCTCTGAAAAAATCACGCTCTCTAGCCCTTTGAGCGACCTTATCTACTGCCCCTATTACACTTTCGGCATATTCGGTCATTTTTCCATAATCCATGTCCTCATCATCTTTCTTTTTCTTATCTAGGACTTCGTTGATAATGTTCTCTAAAACACCTTCTCCCCCTCCTTCTTTTTTATTTTTGTTATCAGAGTATAAAAACTCTAAAGCTTTATAATCAGAAAGATCAACTTTTTCTTTATTAGTATTACCACTACTATCATTATTGACTTTTGAACTTTGCTCAATCGGTTTTTTTCTATTCTTTGATCTTTGCTCAATCAATTTTTTTCTATTAGCATTATTAGCAACTAGCGTCTCAGGTGATGCAAAAGCCATCATATTACCTATGTCAAA